GGCTTGGAGGCTGCGGGTTGCGATGGGTTGATTTGTACAGCACTTTCACGCTCTTGTAAAGGTACTGGCTTGAAATTTTTTGCACTTTCAAGTTTTAACTTCGCGTCGAGCATCTTTTCCTGCGCGGCCATCATGGCGTCGTTGTCGTACGCCTCCTGTGCAGACTTGTACTCACGGCGAGCTGCGTCAAGCTCCATCTCCGCGTTCTTCGTCATGGTTTGGGCGTAAGCCTCGGTACCGGTGTTGACGTATCCGCGCAGCTTTTTGTTCTCTTCGATCAACTGCTGGGCCACGCGCAAGGCTTCTTCGCGCTCACGAACAGCGGCTTCCTTGGCCCGACGCTCATCGTGACGTGCGTGGGTCAGCTCTTTGATGCGCTGCTGGGAGCGAGCACCGTACTCTTCGAGCTCGTCTTCGGTTGGGTCCTCAACCTTCTTGTTCAGCGGCTGTCGGCCGCGATCTGCAGGGGGTGTGTCGTCAACGATCTCGACTTCAAAGTCTTCTTCGTCGGCCCCCGTATTGGGTTTTTTGTCCTCGACTTCGTCGGGGAACTTGAAGTTATCTGGGTCCATGTTCTCTCCTTAAACGCGCATGATGCCGCGAGGGTCTTGCACAACGGCGTCGATCTGGTCGTCGTTCAACAACCGGAACTCACTGCCGAAAATCTTGAAGCGGGTACCTGCATACGCACGCACCATCACAAAGTCGCCTTCTTTGCACCACGGGCCGGAGGGGAATTTCTCCTTGTCGCTGTACGCTTCGGGACCAACTTTGAGCACCATCAGAACGACCGTCGTCTGCTCTTCCACCCGCATGACCGAATCGGCCTTGAGGATGTTGGAGTTCTCAAACGTGTTCTTGGCGGTGGGGATTGCACACAAGATGCGCCAGCCGGTTGGGTCCGGTAGCATGCGTGCTTTTTCGGCAGGAGATGCGTCTTCGTCAGGCATCTGAACCGTTTCGATCACAGGAGAGTCGAGTGTTTCACTCATTTTTTCACTTTCACAGAGGCGTAGCAAACCGTGCTACGAGCGGCCCGTTGACCAAACGGGGAGCTGAGGTCAATTCAAGTCGTCGTCCATGTCGCCATTGGCTTTGCGGGCGGCTTGCACGATGTCCAAGATGTGGCGTTCAGCAATCGCCAGACCTCGAATGACACCGCACAGTTCTTTGTACGCAGGAAAGTCCTGACAAGCGCCGGTGGCAACGTCATCGGCGTAGTTGTTCATGTCCGTGCGAATTTTTTCTCGCAGCACACGGATGAACGCATCAGTTTCAGGGATCATTGGTTACCTTTCGTACTACGTTGCATGGCATTGGCCACGGCCGCAGCTTCGGCCAGCTCCGTCTTGTCGGCCTTGTCAAGTGCCTCGACGGCCAAACGCTGCTTGGCGAGTTCGGTCTGGTCGGCCTTGTTGGCGGCATCCACAGCCAGACGCTTCTCCTCGATGGCGATTTTCTTGTCGCCCTGCTGGATTTTTGCCTGCGTCTCGGCATCCTTGCGAGCTTGCTCTTGCTGCTGCATCTGGATGACTGGGTCTTGTGCTTGCTGTTGGGCTTGCTGTTGAGCAGCTTCTGCTTGATTTTTCTGCAGCAGGCGGGTGGCGGCTTGCGCTGCCATCTGAGCCACCTTGGCCGCCACTTCTGGGGCCATGTTCTCGTTCTCTTTCTCCGAGGGCAACAGGGTGCCGAGCTGCTGCTCGATCTGTTTGCGGTACTCGAAGGCCATGTGCTCGTTGATGTGAGCCATGGCTGCCGCCTGAATCTGCTGGGCCATGGGGTTCTGGCCGATGAGCTGCGCCATCTTGGGGTCCTGCATCGCGGCCATGTGCACAGAGATGTGTGCCTCGTGGTCCTGCTCCAAGAACGCCTTGACGGGCTTGCCGTTGATCAGGTCCATGTTCTCGCGCACGGGGTCCGTGGGCTTCTGGTCGTCCTCGATCGGAACCAACTTGTTGGCATCCTTGATACCCAGCACGTCGAGCATCTGGCGATGCAGGAGCGGCAAGTTGTAAATCTGTGGCGACATCTGCGCCAGCTGGATCACCGCTTGGTACTGCACCACACGCTGCGCCAGCGTGGCCGCGTTGGGGTCGCTCACGGGGATGATCTCCACGTGGCTGAAGTCGGCCTTGCGTGCGTGCGGCTGTGCGTCTTCGACCTCGTAGTCGTAATCGTCGTCCGCGTAGTCGCGCATGATGGCGGCGAGCATCTTCAGCTCTTGCTTGAGCGAGAAGTGCACACGGGCCTGAATAGCAGACATCACTTTGAGGGTCCGCTCCAGAATAGCCAGTGTGGTGCCAACCGGGGCGTTGGCCGACATGTCTGAAATCTTGTTGTCGGCCGAGGCCGCGAAGCGGCGACCTTCCTCGACGATCTTGTCCATCAGGCCAGACAGGACCAGCGAAGGCTCTTTGTAAGGCAGCGGTAAGATGTTGTCGCGGATGTTGCCCGAGCCCACGTCCACGTCGCGGAACTCGCCCGGAGCGATCGGGGTGTCGTCCCCCTTGATACGCAGGCCACGGGTCTTCAAACCACCGGGCAGGTTGGACAGCGTACCTGCATCGACCAGCTGACGCATCAAGCTGGTGGCGCTCTTGGCGTAGCCGCCGATCAGGTGGAACAGACCGAAGCCATACGAGCCGAAACCGGGGATGTACTGGTAGTGCACGAAGTGCTGACGCTTCAAGCGCAGATTGTCGTCAGGGGACCAGTTGCGGCGGATGGCCAGCACGTCGTTGGTTGAGGTCAGCACCGTCACGATGTAGGGCAGGCCAATGCCCGTCTCCACGCCGTCTTTGTCCTTGTCCTCAAAGCCGGGGAGGTCCAAGTCAACCTGAATCTCCAAGAGCTCGTAACGGTCGTCGTTCATCGAGCTGAAGCCAGTCTCTTCGTCCTTGGCCTTGCGGATGTCGTCGATGTTGCGGCTGGGCTCGCCCAACTCCACCTCACGGTAGAACCCGGCGTTCATCAGCTTGAGAATCTCGTTCTCGGTCTTGCGCATCACGTGGGTCACACGGTAGCAAGTGAAGATGTCCGTCACGCCGTAAGGCAGGATCACGTCCTCGGCAGGCACAAACACCGATGTCTGGCGGCCCAAGTTGGGATCGTAGTAGACCTTCTTGAACGCCGAACCCGTGGCCGGCAGGCTCCAGAGCATGCGCTCATGCTCAGGGCGGAACTCAACCATGACCTCGGTCAACTGGTAGTTCATGTCCTCGGCAACGCGGCGGGCGGCTTCTTGCTTTTGCGTTGTCTGCTTGCCAACAATTTTTGTCATCACCGGGCCTTTGGCCGGGAATGTCTCCATGATGGTCTCGGACTGGAACCTGACAACGGCTTCAGTGATCATGGGGTGGAAGACGCCACAGGCACCGTTCCACGGCTCCGTGCGCTCCTCGTACTTCAGGCCCAGCAGCTTCAAGCCTTCCTTGTACGTCTCTTCCCAGTCCTTGCGGCTGTCCTTGTCGTTCTTGACGTCATCGCTCAAGGTCTCGGCCAGCGCATGCAGGTCCTGCTCTTCCATGAACTCGGCGATGTTGGACTCGAAGTCATCGGCCGAAGGCTCACCGGGCTTCAAGCTGATCTCCAACCCGTCGATGCCGATGTTGACTTCCTCGGGGTCCACGATCTCAATCTCGATCGGGGACTCCTCTTCTGCAGCTTCATCAATGCCCATGGGGGCGGCATACAGACCTTTTTCGATACTCATGTCAGAACCTTTCAGTAGTACGCCGCACGCCGTGGGATGCGGTACATCAAATCTTCTTGCTCGTCGGAGTCTAACGCAATGAAGCCCCCCTGCCTATAGCGCAGGAGCGCCTGTGTGGTGGTGTCCACGTAGTCGTCGTGCTCTCCCACGGGGAAGGCTGCGATCTCCTCGATCACCTCCCGCGCCCAACGGGTGTCGGGTGCCCACACCGTGCCGGAGGCAAACAAGTCAGCGACCGCGTTCAGACGCACCATCTTGTCGTTGCCCCGGCTGGGGCTGAACTCTTGTACGGGTATACCCGTAGCCCGCAGCTCTTGGATCAGCGGTGCACCAGCCGCCTTCTTTTCAACGATGAACGCATCTGGCTGCCACTCCTTCCAATGCTTCAGGGCGCACTCCTTCAACTCCGGAAACGTCATGCGGGCCTTGAACGCGTCGAGCAGGATCAGGTTGGGCTTGCCCCCAGCCTCCTCGTTGTAGAAGACACCCCACGTGGTGCAGGCGCTGTAGTCGGAGTTGTTCTTGGTCTCAAAGGCCGTGTCCCAGCTCTGGATGATGTACTCGCACGACGGCGGGTCGTCGCGCTCCCAGATACGCCACATCTTGCGTGAGACCAGCGCGGAGGTGTCCGATGTGGGCTGCTGCATGTACTGCGCGTTCCAGAACCGGGGGTCCATGTTGGCCTTCTTGGACTGGAGCTGGTCCAGTGGCCACTGCTCGGGCCAGAGCGACTTCTCGTTCTCCTCACCCTCGTGCAGGATGGCCGGCAGCTCCACGATGTCCCAGCGGTCGGCCTCGGGGTTGCGGGTCTGGAAGTCAAGCAGCCGCCCGGTCAGGTCCAAGAGACTCCAGCGGGTCATGATCACGATGATCGCGCCCCCCGGCATCAGACGCTGCAGGGGGCCTGTTTGGAACCAATTCCACGCCGTGTCAAATGCTAGACGCGAGTTAATTTTGACGTCCTGCTCCGAGTGCGGGTCGTCAATCACGAAGAGGTCGGCACCCCGGCCGGCCAGCGCACCGCCCACACCCACCGCGTAGTACTGGCCACCGGACTGGGTGGACCACTTGCCCGACGCCTTCTGGTCGGAGGCCACCAACGTGCCCGGATACAGCTGCCGGTACTCGTCCGTGTCGATCAAGTTCCTCACCCGGCGGCCAAAGTCCTCGGAGAGCGACGCGGTGTGCGTGCCCATGATGATCTTCTTCTCGGGGAAGCGCCCCATAAAGTAGGCCGGGAACAGGTAGGAGCTGAACTCGGACTTACCCATACGAGGGGCGATGTTGATGATCACCCGCTTCTTCTTGCCCTCGACCACGTCGGTGAAGATTTTGGCCAGTTTGCGGTGATGAGCCCCCACCTTGAAGCCGGGGTAGACGTACTTGGCAAACTCAATCATGTCCGAGCGTCCAAGCACGTTGGACAAGCGCTTTTCGCGCTCTTCGAGCATCTCAAAGAGGTCCATCTTCTCTTTGACGGTCATGGTCGGAAGCACCTTCTGGAGGGCTTCGAGCTCCCGCTTGGAGAGGGAGGTCAGTTGTTCAACGCGCATCGGCGTCGGCCGGTGGGTCTACGGGGGCTTCAGCCCCGTCAGCGGGCTCCGCAGGCAGGGGCTCATCCATTCCAGATACGTCCTCAGCGTCAATCACGCCCATGAAGCGGTTGAGCTTTTCCTTGATCTTGGCGTCCAGATCAGAGTCAGAGAGCGCGGTCTTCTTGACCTCAATTCGCTCAGTGAACAGCGCCACTTCGGTGACTTTGCCCAGCATGTCAAGCGCCCTCAGACGAATTTTTGCGTCTGGGTGCTTGGTCTCCTCCAGAATCTGCGAGACGGCGTAGCCGCGCAGCTCCTTGGCTTGCTCCATGAACTCCCAGTCATACGCGCTGAGCATGCCCACCAAGTGCTGTACCGCCTGCGGTACCTTGATCTGGGTCAGTTTGGTGCGTATGTCGAGCACATCGGTGCCGGACGTCATGGCTGTGAACGCCTCTCGCGCTGCTTGGCGCTGGGCATCGCTTACTGCCGCGTCAGGGTCTACATCGTCGAAGCCCTCCAGAAATGCGCTGGTGGCCGCTTGTGCATCGACAATGCTGGCTGGGTCTGCCTTTGCCAAAGGCAAAAGCATCTTGGCGTCGTGCTGTTGCACGGCGGGGGTGAATTGCGTGGGGTCATCCACGATAAGGTGTTCAAGCATATTTGCGTAGGTTGGCAACCTCGATGTAGACAGTCTATACTACCACCGCAGTCCGCGCAAGCGGGTTGCAGTGCTATTCTCCTTGTTTGAGTTTGGCCCCGGTTGCAAGACTGGGGCCTCTTTTTTATTTGGCCATGTCCATTGTTAGACAAGGTTAATTGGAATTTTTTATAATATAGGTGGGGGTAGGCGTTAATTAATTGGAGGGGGTGGGGTGTTTTTTAATTGGTTGATTTGACAGCATTAGACAAAAATGGTGGGGGTGGTTATGGAACAGTGTTATTGTACAGCGCCACCACACACGCCCAAAAGGGGTTCCCCCCGGTGGGTAGGGTGTCGAATACGCCAAAATAGCAAAACCGCAAAGCCACCAAATAACCCTGTATGGTATAATAGAGTCATCTAATCGAGGTGGTTAGATAGCAGGAACACGTGTTCCTGTTTTTGTTTGTTCTTTTTAATTGGAGTTTCATCATGTCTCGATTCAACAAAGTCATTACCGCTTATCGTGATTACCTCACGGCAGGTTCCGAATACGCCAAAGCCTTGCGTGAAGCCGTCACGCAACTCAAGGGCAAGCCATGTCCTGAACTGCTTGGCGAGCTTGCGGCTGTCCATGCGGAAAAGTATCAATGCAAGCTGTCGTGGTCAGACAAAGGCGAGGCGCAGTTCTACACCGGCGCTAAATACACCTACGAGGGTCGCCACAATGCCGCACGGATGTCATGGCAACGCAACGTGCGGGTTCACTTCACCATTGATGCGCCCAAGGCATCGCCCAAGGCATCGTTCAAGACCGAGCCCGCCGACCCTGTGGCCAAGATGATTAAGGCGATGGAGAAACTCACGCCAGCACAGCGCCGCAAAGTCTTGGCGGCTTTCGCCTGACAGGAACACGTGTTCCTGTTTTCTTCCGCACGACTCAGAGCGTCTGGGTTGTGCGGTGTTTCAAAACCTGTCAAACGGAGAACCCATGCAACTCATCACAACCCTTGGTAGGGCATCGCTCTACCGCAAAGAGTCCTACAACAGCCGCACAACACCGCTCATCGAATGGGTCGTGCGTGTCGGGGACAAGACCATGCGGACGTGCTACACCAAACGAGACGCTATGGCATGGCTCAACATCTACAAGGACTAATCATCATGTTCAACATCATTCAAACCCTCTTGCGTGCATCCATCGTCCTGTGCATCCTCTTGGTCGTGCTTGGTTCTAACCTCGGCATCCTCTCAGGCTTCGACGCCCTCGGCTACATAGCGGCCTTGACTGCCACCCTCATGCTGTCCTATGCCTGACCACTGCACATCCATACAGTACTTGCCGCGCTGTCCAGTAGTTTCAAGCGTAACTGGCAACCATAGCGGTCATCTGCAACCCGCATGAAACCTAGCGCCTGCCAAAAAGGTGGCTCTATATATATAAATTTATTTAATTAAAAGATATATATATACACCCCTTTTTGTTTTGCCATCTTTTTGCGGGAAAAACTTTGTAGCTTGGCTTCCTTTGTTTCTGCGGCCAAACTTCATTGATACACGACCCAAAACCACGCAACCCCAGTATCTGCGAGGCTTCCAGCTGGCCCGACTACCTGCCAAGTAGTTTGTAATCTGCTGGACAGCGGCAGTAAGTATTGAAACTTTCAGTACGTCAAACTACAATTCACAGCAGGAACACGTGTTCCTGTCCACTCAACCACGGAGCCACCATGAAAATCCAACCTGACGGCGACTACGCCCTGCTCATACCCGACCCGACTGACGAGGGCGTGAACCCGCTCACGCTGTGCCCCAAGTGCGGCGAGTGCAAACCCAGCGCCATGTTCAAAGAGCGCCTGACCCGACTGCAAGCACGCAAGCAAGGGTTCAATGGTGTCCATGCCGTAGAGGTAGAGCGCTCGATGTGCGCCGAGTGCCGCAAGCCCCGCAAAGCGTTCAACCCCATGAGCCTCAAAGAAATCGCCAACGCCGTGTATTACGGAGTCATCACCCAATACGAGGCTGACGTGCTACGTGAGGAGCGTGCCAAGGCGCGGAGCATGACCAGCACGGACAACATGAAGAACCACCACCATGCCAAACGCAAGGCGGCATGGAAGCCAGTGCGCGAGGTCTTGGACACGGACTACCAATGGGCCAGCAGTCTGATGGGTCTGCTCAAACGCACAGGCAGAGAGAATACAGCCCTGTTCGCTTTCGTAACGCGTTACAGGGGCGTACTACATAAGCACATGAGCGAGAAGGTGTGGTCATACATGAGGACACGTGCCAACTTCGACCTGCCGCCACCCCCACGCAGACTCATCGAGCTACTGTCCGACCTGCCCGAGCCAGTCGGTGACCTGCGGGACATATGGTTCAACCAACTGCCCTACGAGCATACACACAGGCTCAAGGCACCTGCCTTAGTAAGGGAGGCGCTGGGTAACAGCGTCATCCCACAACCAGAGTGACACGACAGGAACACGTGTTCCTGTCCACAAAAAGCCGAAGTCGGTGCGGCTCCCAATCACCGACACATCAACTGGAGAATCGTCATGACATACATGTCAAACATCAAAGAGAGAGAACTCGCAAAGCTCCGCACCCTGCGTGCTGAGTTCGCAGAGCGAGCAGAGATGAGCCGCCGCACGGATGAGTTCATGCGTAAGGCTGAGAGAGCACAAGCACAGGACGAGCTGGACTGGGGCCGCATCAAGGCCACCACACGCCGCATCAAGTTGACCAACCGATAAGGAGAAAGCAAATGAGATACGACAACAAGAAGATAGCGGATGAGCTGGAGGCCACGGCCAACGGCAGTAGTTACTTTGGCAATGCGCTGTATGTGGCACGAGACTTCCCATGGACAACGCACAACGACAAGGCGATGCTGACACGCTACATGTTCGGCAGTGAACTGCTGACCGACAAGGACAAGCTGATTGAGTTTGCCCACCTATCACGCAACCAAGGAGAAATGAAATGACTATGTTGACCGGACACCAGATAGAAGCAGCCCGCCTCTTAACCCTGCGCCAGATGTTGAAGCTGGAGATGCTGGGCATGAGTAAAAGCAAAGGCCCGACTGCTTACAGCACGCTCAAGATGATGGGCTTCAAGGGCTCACGTGAGAACGTGCTCACCCAACTCAACGAATGGCGCAACAACCTGATGGGAGAAACAGCATGAAAGACCTGAACCAATACCGCAACAACCTGTTCGGTGACCGAGGCACTGACGTGGACGAGGCATTGACTTTTGCCTACCGCCTGATTGACACGCTACCCAAGCGTGACCGCCTCGCCGCCATGACCGCACTGATGGTCGTGGTCAACACAATGGTCAACGCATCAAAGGAGAAACAGAAATGAACTACGACCTCGACACAGAAGAAGGCATGACCAACGCTGTGCAGTGGAACAACAAACAACTGGCACGCGTAGCCGATGGGGGTATCTGGATAGTCCCCCGCTCCGGCTTGATTGTCCGCATCGTGGATGGCATGCGCAAGGTGGCGTCTATCCGTGAGGGGCATACGCCTGACCCCAGTGTGCGCCGTGTCATGGTGGCCGCTGGCTGGACTGTGCAAGACGCCAAGTAATTCAGGGACAACGTGTCCCTATCCGTAGCCGATGCGGTTTCATCGGCACATCAACAGGAGATTTTCATCATGGATACCATCCAAAACTACAACCTGCACTGCCTCATGACTGTGCTAAACCACAGCCGCACTTGGCACCATGTCCTGCAGTGCCGTTTCTACATACACCCCGTTGTGTATGACCTCATGACCACACGTGCTCGCCCTATCGACTGGCACCGTGTCGTGCTTGAGTGGCCTCACGTATCTGAGTCTGACCCTACCCGCATCGCATACACACGTGACGAGAAGGGCGGTGAGTATGACCGACAGGTCGTGACATCCGTCAACAAGTATGTGCGTGAGCGCTGGGCGCATGCCGACTTGCCTGACCACGTGTTGCGTGAGATGGTCGATGCCTACAACGCCAAGCAGTCCAACACCTGCGAGTTTGTGCCTGACACTGCCAAGGACTACATCAAGGTGGTGCAGACTGGGCCTCGCTCATGTATGCGTTGGGACAGCTACGATGAGGACGAGGAGGATGCCTGCACACGTGAGCACCCATACCGATGCTATGACCCGCAGTATGGTTGGCGCATGGCTGTGCGTCGCAACGGACGCGATCAGTTTGTCGGTCGTGCCTTGGTGCTGGAGACCGACAAGCACAAGTGCTTCGTGCGTACGTTCAAGGCGGACAACGATAACCCCAACAACACGGGCTACTCACACTCGGACGAGAAGCTACAAGCGTGGCTCAAAGACCAAGGGTATGAGCACTTCAACTCTTGGCCTGCTGGCACCAAGCTGTACACCGAGGAGGTGCGAAATGGCGATATGCTTGCACCCTACATTGACGGCGACAGGTACAACGCTGACTTGGTGTCCACGGCTGACGGCGGGCATCATTGGCGCATCTCAGGCGATGGTGAGTATCAGTTGCGCGAGACCAACGGCACAGCCGAGTTCATCGAGAGCTGCACCTGCGAGCACTGCGGTGCACGTGTCAGCGAGGATGACTTGCACGGCACCGGTGTTGACGGCGACTACTCTGTGTGTCAGGACTGCATCGAGTCCGACTTCACGTGGGTTGACCGCGCCAGCCGCTATGGTGGCGCGTACATCAACAACGACGAGGTGGTGACAACAGTCGAGGGCGATGCCATCGTGCCCGGCTCACGCTCAGCTGAGGACTACGTGTGCCTTGACAACGGATGCCACGATGGTGATTACACGCACATCGACAACACTGTGTGTGACATTGACGGCAACTACTGGCACGTTGATGATGTGGGTGACGACCTGCTGCGCCTCGATGACGCCAGCAAGCACAGCGGTGAGTACCTTGATGCTGATGATGTGCGCACCACCATGTGCGGTTGCTACTTCCACGAGGATGACGTGGGCGAGACCATCGTCGAGCTTGAGCACGGCGAGCACCGAGGCGAGTATGCGCTGATGGATGACACCGTGCTGGACTGCTACGGCGACCGCTGGCACACCGATGACATCGGCAAGACCATCAAGCAGTCAGCCCTTGACGAGGACGTGTACGTTGACATCGGTCAGATTGAAATCACAGAAGGAGAAACAGAATGAGCTACGCTACCAAGACAAACAAGACCACCAAGAAATCAACCAAGAAGGGCAACGCCATGAGCGCCAAGACCTACATCACCACGCCTACTGTCCTGCAAACAGTGACCACCCCTGCGCCTGTGTTCAAACGCACAACCCTGCAAGAGCGAGCGCTCTCAGCCGCTGACGTGACGCTGGCTCGCAAGTACGAGGGCTCCATGCTCATGACCACGCTCGACAAGCTGCTCAGCATGAAGCGTCCGCATGATGGGTTCAATGAGCGCAATGCGCTGGGATACATCCTGCGGGGCATCCCCGAGGGTGCTGCGTGGTCGTTCGATGAGGTGGGTAACCTGCACGTGGACTACCGAGCACACGCCACCAACCGAACGCTGTTCACTGCACACGTGGACACTGTGCACCGTGACGATGGCATCAACCACATACGCAAGACCGACTCCGTGTGGTTTGCTGACGGCTCACAGCTGGGCGCTGATGATGGCTCGGGTATCGCTATGCTCATGCACCTGATGACCAACGAGGTGCGGGCCTACTACCTGTTCACTGTTGGCGAGGAGTGCGGCGGCATCGGTGCCACACACGTGGGCAAGCACAACACCGAGCTGCTCAGCCAGTTCGACCGAGCCATTGCCTTTGACCGCAGGGGTTCGAGCGACATCATCACGCATCAGTCAGGTGGTCGGTGTTCCTCCGATGCGTTTGCCCAAGCGCTCAGCGACAAGCTCAACGATGCCGGTATGTTGTATATGCCATGCGATGGCGGCGTGTACACCGACACTGCCGAGTTCATCCGTGTCGTGCCTGAGTGCACCAACATCAGCATCGGTTACCTGTGCGAGCACAGCAGTGACGAGGCCCAAGACATCCTGCACCTGCGTGAGTTGGCTGACGCTGTGTTGTCGTTCGACTGGGACGAGTTGCCCACCGAGCGTGACCCGGCTGCTGTTGAGCCTGACTTGTATGCTGATTGGAAAGACTACGGACACGCATGGTCTGACAACAAGACGCACGGCAAGCAGCACGCATGGGACAAAGACAGTACGTGGGGCAAGTACAAAGAGTACGACGACAGTGAGTGGGCCAAGTACATCTCGGACGAAGACTACATGTACGAGGTCATTGACGCGCTGACCGAGGCAGAGCAGGGCAGTAAAGCCAACCTCGCCCGCATCATGGCCAACGCTATCCTGCCTGACGACCCAGCTGAGGCCATGCACTTCGTCAACCAGCACATCTCACAGTTGACGCCTGAGCTTATCGAGAGTGCGGCGACTTCGCTGTACCAAGGTATGGACGTGGACTCCGTGATGTGCGAGCTCTATGACGCCATCAGTAACTAAGTTTGGAGGGGGGCTTGCGGCCCCTTTCTTTTTGTGTAGAATGTCTAACACTGGACATTCTTTCTTTAACCCCAAGGAGCTTTAGAAATGGAAAACGCACTGCAACACGCACTCAAAAACGCCATGACTGGCGCAACAAAGCAATGGTTCGATGACGAGCCAGATACACAACCTCAAGCACTCAATCAAACACAGGAGAAATCAATCGTGCAAGCACCACAAACCCTTACCCTCGCACAGACAGACAACACACAATCCCCCGAGCGCGGCTCACAAGTTCGAGCCGTCTACAAGATGCTTGTCGAGACACCCAAGGTGACGTGCTCTCAGTTAGAAAAGCGCGCCAGAGACATGGGCTACCCTTGGTTCGACAGCATCAGTGGCCAGCTCAAGTTGTTGTACGACCGAGGCTTGGTCATGCGTGTGAAGCTGCCGCCCGAAGGCACGGACTACAAGTCCTCATACCGGTACTGGCCCATAGCCATGACGCTTGATGAAGCAATGGCGAAGGTTAAGCAAGAGCGTGAGGCTAAGAGCAAGGCAGGTCTGGCAGGTCTCTCTATCAACAAAGAGAAAGCCAACAAAGAGAAAACTGTGCAGAGGTTGGTACCCAAGAAGAAGCCCGTGCCTACTGTTGAGCAGTTCGAGCAAGCGCAAGCCGCGCAACCCATCAAGATGCTTCGTGTGGGCGTTGACCCCAAGCACGTGGTCGAGGGCTTGTCGGTGCGTGATGCCCGTGCCGTGTACGAAGAACTCAAGAAGTTGTTTTCCTGAAAGGAGCGCACCATGTACAAAGTACCTAAACAAAATATCGCCAACGCTGACTACGTGTACCCAAGAACCTTGCAAGATGCGTTCGGCTCGGGCGGCCCTGTGGTTGAGCAAGACGCAGAGCCTGAGATGTATTGGGATGACAAAGTGATGCTGTGGGTAGCCCCTGCGATTGTGATCTTTTTGGTCGTGCTGTTTGCACTTGAGTCATGAAGTACCTCGCCGCAATCTGGCTGGTGCTGTCCGTGGTAATCGGCTACGAGCTGACCGGGATGGCGTTTACACGTGGCTTTGAACAAGGCTACGTCGAGGGGCAGGAGAGAGCGCTCATGTCCCCGCAAGCCCTAGAGACTTGCACAAGGTGGTGGTTCGATGGCAGTGAGCCACGGGCCAAACAAGCAATGAATCAATACTGTGAAAGGAACAAGAAATGAACGCACAACACACACCGGGTCCGTGGAGGATGCGCGCCGCGATCAAGTCAGATGAGTTTGATATTCGGGACGAGGGGTCATCCGGCGGGTACGCGCCGATAGCAAAGGTCAAAGGCGACAAGCGGTCAACGATGGAACAAGCGGCTGCAAACGCCCGACTGATTGCTGCCGCACCTGATCTTTTGGATGCGCTTCAAACTATGCCGCAAAGCATGTCCGCGACTGATGAAGAGTACTGGGCTTGGGTTGACAAAGCGCGTGCGGCGATCGACAAAGCAACAGGAGGCTAATCATGAGCAGCGTACACGCAGTAACACAAGACTTGGTGTTCACCGCAAAGGTGGCGTCGTTCTACCCAATACCCACGGACAAGCTGGTCAAAGAGTTCAGCGAGTGGGTGGCCGAGAAAAGTAAGGAGCACAACTTCATCACATGGAGAGTGTCGATTGAAGGCGCAGTTCAGGAGTACGGAGCGTGAACGCAAGAGAACAATTTGAACTCGACCACTTCGGCATCAGCCCCGGCAAGATCGGCCAGCGTCATCACGCGGCACAGCCGTACCCACCATCGGCATGGCGCAGGTCTTTGAAGGGCTGGGTGCTGTTCGCGCTGGGCTGTGTGCTAGGGTCGCTGGGCAGCATCGTGGTGATTATTCTTTGGAAGGTGTGGGTATGAGCACACAAACCGAAGCCGAACGACTGGCTGATGAGCTTGAGATGTGGACGCTTGGCGAACCTGCCGCCGCCGAACTGCGCCGATTGGTGTCGTTCAACCAGCAACTGATGGACGAAGTGGCACGGCTGAACAAAGCCCTGACGTGGGAACAGGACCGCTCAGAGCGCATCGGCACACACGGACCCGGATGCCACCTGTGGGGTGACCGCCACTACGAGTGCCTGCTCAGAAAATTCAACGAGGAGAGCGCATGACCGACAAAGACGAACTGACCTCTGTCTTACAGGCAGAGCTTGACCGTGTGAACG